GGACGGTTGGTGCGATCGGTCATCGGTCGCCTGGAACCGCAATTTGGCGAGCGTCGTGCGCTCACAATGGACGAAACGATCAACGGCGCAGGTGAAGACCTCCCCCCGATTGATCTCGGCACTTCGCCGGGTGTCCCCTACTTGGCTATGGCTCAACCATCAAAAGAACGTGGAAAACACGCTTTCTTCAAACAGAGCGCAGATTCTACGGAAAGTAATGTCAAGTATGAGGTCGACCTCGAACGCGAAGTCAAAGGCCTGCTCCTCGGCCAAATCCTGATGGAGCATATGGAAGACAAGGATCAGAAGTTGCAAGATGGCATCGTGCCATTCTTTGTAGCGACTGAAAACTTGAAGGACGAGCTCGTGTCCTTAAAGAAAGTACGAGCCGCGAAGACACGCACATTTGAAGGAATGCCGCTCGATGTTTTAATGCTTTCTCGAAAGTATTTTGGCATGTGGACTATGGCCATGCAACAGAATTGTGTGAAATTTCCAATCTCCGTCGGAATAACAACTCCCGGCATGGACTGGGTTCAGCTCTATCACAGACTGAACAAATTTCCCAACATTCTCGCAGGCGACTATGAAGCATGGGACGGCAAACTCATGGGCGATGTCATGATTGAAGCTGGTGAGTGCATCAATGATTGGTACTCGCGCAGAGAAGTGAACGCAGGCGACAACAACGCCCGTCGCTCGTTGATTCTAAGTTGGATTCACACGTATGTCGCGCTCGGCAAAAACCTAGTGCAAACGCACCAAGGATTGCCTAGCGGTGTATGTGTGACTGCACCTCTGAATTCTCTCTGCAACTGGCTTTATGTCTACTGTGTGATTTTGGAAGAAGCCGAACGACAAGGACGCGTAATCACCGATGCAGAAATCCTCGACGGACTCGAACTGGCGTTTTATGGTGACGATCATGTGATCGCTGTCGCCGATGAACTCAAGGACCTGCTCAACTTCCGCACGATGAAGGCTTGTATGGATCGCCACAACATTGGCTACACTGATTCTACAAAGTCAGGCCGTGTGGACTTCGACTTTCAACAACTCACTGAAGTGACGTATTTAAAGCGTCGCTTTAATTTTCTATCTTTTACAGATGTTCGCGCACCGCTCGACCTGGAGTCCATTAAGAAACAAATGAACTGGACCCGGAAGCGCAAGGGCGCAACAGCTGTTCTCTCTCTACACGAGCACTACGACTCGTTTTGTATTGAACTACACCAGCATGGACCGACTATCTATGATGAAACTGTCGGCCTCTTCAATTCGGCCATTAGGGCTGCGCAGGATGCGCGCCCAGAAGCTACCGCCGGGTTGCGAGAGATCACCGAACAGTATTCTACGTATGAAGACCGCTATTTGAAGAGCATTGGCTTGACCACTGCTATCTGAAGTGTACCCGCTACGGCGCTTAGGAGCACCCCACTAAGGGAGATTTTCAATAGCGATGAGGCGAGGGACTGACCTTTGTAAGACGCATTAAGCGCAGTGGACTGCCCGCCGCATTATATTTAATCGACATCAAAAAAAAAAAA